GTTTCGTGGTCATTGGCGATGTTCGTGATCCCGACCCCGAGGGTCGGATATTCTTTCAATTCTCCCTTCATTGCCTGAAGAATCGCAGCTTGGTTCTGAATCGTCACCTCTCCGACCTGCAGGCCCTGCACATAGACGTTTTGGTCGTTACGCCGAGGATCGATTTGCAGATCTCCTGTCTCGGGATCGATCAGTATGCCGATATTCTTAGCCATTATCAGTGTGTTGCTTTTTTATCCTCCAAATCTTCGAGAGAGATGGTTGCGGCCGCCATTTGTTCGGAGAAAATCCCTGCTCCCGTTCCTCCGTTGGCCGCAGCTCCAATGCCTACTCCTGTCAGTCCGGCAGCGACGGCCGTCCGCATCGTTTCGCAGTAGCGCTGAACGCTTTCCAGCGAACGGCGCAACGCAGCGGCCAATACCAGGCCGCCCTGCTTCCCGCCGTTGATTTCCACACCGTCAGCCGTAACCTTCAACTGCATCCGACCGACCGTAGCCGAAACATTGCTCCCGTTCATTGTGACGGTCGTATCGCCGTGACGGTAGGTCAGCGCTTCGATCTCTGAATAACCGATCACGGAGCATTCGCGCAGCTCGCCGCACGAAAGGTCGGCTACCAGAACAATACTTCCCGTTGCAGGTTTCAACAGCAGGCCGCCGTCCGCTCCGCCTTCGATGGCTGCCAGACGGATGCCCGGAATCTCCAGTTCGTTATACCGCGCCCGACAGGTGTCGCCCTCGACGGAGACGACCTCCATCGGGCGAAACAGGAATACGGACTGTTCCGTGCCCGTAATCTGCTGCAAAAGCTGTTTTATCTTCGAGGCGTTATCCATTGTTTTCTATGCGTTTTCCGATGGTGACGACCCGGCTCGCACCTTTGTCGCAAAAAGTCGTTTCGACGCCCAACACGTAATAGCTTCCGTTCTTGTATTCGTACTCCGTGTCGCGGATCTCGGCCAGCCATGTCGGCTCGACATAGGGTTCGAGCCATCCGGTGAACGAGCCCTCGTAGCCGGTATAGGCCCGCACCTTCAGCTCTTCGTCGGCCCGTTGTTCGAGCGATTTCCGATCCGAAACACCCGGCAATTTGAGTGTAAACTTGTCGCCGCCCGTCGTACCGCGTTCGATACGGATCGTCTTGCCTTTGGCATCGGTTCCCTCGACGACAGCCAGAAACTTCCGCTTCGAGGCGTCCCGGTACTTGAGGTCGGACTTCTCGATGTTCACGGCGAAGTCGTAAATGACCTTCTCTCCGATCTGGGCGTATTGCGGATGGACGTGCAGGGTTTTTCCGCGCAGGTAGATGTTGGCCTTCGTTTCGCTCTGCACCTTG